CAACCTGTCCTTTACCTAATTCCATTTCATATGGGTTCTTACTTAAATAGCCGGTTGATACAAATCCTTCGTACTGATTTATCTGAGAAGCGTTTAACATACTCTTAGTTAAATCAATTCCTTCTTGTCTTAAACGGAGTGCGGTATTACGAACCCAAAGTCCAATTGCCAATGCCATCGTAAGGTCATCATTGTAACCCTTCATAGCTTCAGCCCTACCACCATTCCAAATAAATGTAAATAACTCATCTATGAGTCTCTGTGAACGAATTAGGATATCCTTATCGGTCATATATGTATCTAATGCTGATATGATAAGAGGACGAGTTTTAGATGTTGTAGAAAATCCTGCAACCATTTGCTTTTCATCTCTATAAAACTTATTACTCATCTGCCTTTCAGTATCAATATATTTTAAATCATTACTCATATAGAATAAATTTCCATATCCTCTATTGATGATTTGTTGAATTGTTGCCCAACCCACATTTGAATTCTCTACTACTAATAGGGCGTTATTATATTCTGTTGCCAAACTTACTAAAAAGTTTCCAAAATCTTTTGTTTCAATTTTACCTCTATATTCTGCAACTTGTGAACTATCTTCGATATCAATTACTTGTACCGTTGAAAAATCGGCTCCATCTCCACGCGCAACGTCAGCGGATACCATATATTGTCTATTATAATTGGGATGTTCCCATACCCATAAATTTCCATCAAATCCTCGCTTATCAACCGGCTCCATTATATAGGTATCTTTATACCAAGTCAATAATGCCGGGTCGATTACGGTATCACCTGAACCAATAAAGTCACAATCACATTCTTGTGCTGCTCCTTTAACTCCTAAGATACGAGTTTGTTCATCTCTCCATGCCTGATTTCTTTCAGGATGCTTTGTCCAATGTAGATTGATACAATTAAATCCATTTGCACAACTTTCACCAACTACCCAAGTTTTATGAAAGAAATTACCCACACCATGTGGAGTAGATAATACAATTGCAGCTCCACCTGTTGATAGAGTTGATTGTGCTGATAACCAAATTTCATCAATATCTCTAATGAATGCCGCCTCATCCACAACTAATAGGGATAGGGCTTCCGAACGTCCTGCATCTGGGGAACTTGCGATTGCTTTTACTTGAGAACCATTTTTTAATTTAAGGGAAAGTTTGTTATCTTCAACAGATGAACTTCCACCATCTCTTAACCAAACTGGTAACAAATCGTGCATAACTCTTACCTTTTCTACAAGGTTTTTAGCTACCGTTACTTTTGTTGCAATAACCAACGCATTAAAATCTTGATTGAATAACATCTTCCAAAGTATAAAGCCGGCAGATAAAGTTGATAATCCTAATTGACGAGATTTGAGGATAATGTTAAAACGATTATCTTTAAAATCAGTTAAACAATCCTCCTGGAAAGGATAAAGGTGAAAGGGTATTTTTCCTCTCACCGGGTGTTGTATAACACAATATTTCTTCATAAAGTAAATGGGGTCTTGTCCACATTTACGATATTCTTCAGCTATTATTTCCTTTAATGACTTCTTTGGTTGCCCTTGAACTGACATTATTTTTTGAATTTAATTTTCCAAAACACCCCACCACCAATGAATGGAGTTAATACTCCGTTTGTTCCATCAGTTCCAACTTTGTTAGCAACTCCTATACCTAATTGATATATTTTATCACTTTTAGATTTAATCAATACACCAGCTCCTAAATTTGCAACTACGTCTACTTTATTAAATCCACCCGTAAATCCATAATATACTTGGGTTTTAGGTAATTCTTTAACAATTGTAGTTTCTTTGATAATTCTTTGCTTAACATTAGCGTTGAAAGTTCTACCCCATATTTTATTTTGTGAGATTGTATCGGTTACGTCCACAGTTCCTAATGAATCAGGCAATACTAATACATCTTTGTATAATACTTTTGAGTAATAATCTTTTAATAATGCCGCTGTATCTATCACTGCGGGGATTATTACTTCTTTCTCAACGATTGTTTCGTGATAAATATCTTCACCCTTTTTAGTTACCACTTTTGTTTTAACTACTTCAACTGTATCAATTTCATGTTTGATAAGTTCATACTTTTTACCATCTACTTTTACAATTTCGCCAGTTCCTTTTTTGTTTCCACCACATTGTTGAAAAAGTACTATTGCAACTAAAAGTGCTATTGCAATATTTTTTAAATTCAATAATTTTTTCATATTTTATTTTTTAATCAATTCAGAATGATTTAGTTCAATCAATTTTTCTTCTAATAATGTTTTTCTATGAATCAATAATTCAATTGCTTCATATGCTCCATCTATATCTTTTTGTAAATCTTCTTTTACTTTTTCAATATCAACATCCCAAGTCCAAGTTTGCAATGTTCCATCTTCATTTAAAAATTCAATTTGTTTTGAAACACCACTCAAAGCCTCTTCATATCTATCTTTCAATTCCCTAACATAAGCTAACTTATTTCTAGTTATCTTATAATCTTCATAAAATGGATATGTACCATCTTCTTTTAATCCTTGTTCAAATTTAGCCAAACAGGTTGTACACATTCCAGTTTTACGGATTAATTTTTTATCCGCTGCACTATATTGAACAATTGTACAATCTTCTTTAGAACAATTACTTAATTTATTTAAGTAATCTCTAATATCATCCATTCTGGTTACATTTGTTTTGTACCCCTCTTTTTGCTCCCACTCTTTACCATCCTTATCGGTCCAAATTTCACCAACTTCTCTTTTCTTCTCAGCTTCACCTTCATAACCAAATTGTGTTTGATTATTATCCGTTCTTCCAAAAACCGTGTCAATAATGAGTTTACGAGATTTGTGCATCCCTTTTGATTTCTCATCAAAACTTTTTCTTTGTGCCATATTTCTATACTTTTATAACTGTTTCTTTATACTATATATATCAAATTAAGCGTAAAAAATACCAAGTATCTGATTAAGTGGTGCAAACGTACCTGTAAGTTTGTATGTTTTTCCACCATAAAAGAATACTAATCCTTCACTCGCTACAATTCTATCTACTCCCCCTAATTTGTTTAATCTTGCTAATTCTGCTTTTAATTTTGCTATTTGAGCAGGATTTCCTGCTGTTCTAACTTGGCTTGCAACTGATTTAAATTTATCCTTCATAGCTCTAATTGCTTTATCAGGATGTACAGTCAATACTGAGCTAACAAAATCTAAAATATCTGCACCAACTCCTAAGAATATTTCTTCGAATGGTCTGATGTTATCCTTTTGTTGTTTTGCTACATTAACTTTATCATTATTAATTGCCCAAGCTAAAATCTTTTCGTTTGTAATATTATTCTTATCCAATCTAAATGCCTTTTCACCAAATGCCCATCTTCTAACCAATGCATCTCTTGTCAATTTATTAACTTTTTCGGGTGATTTTGTATCTATAAAGTTTTCCCACCATGCTTGATGATAATTTGCTACATTATCACTATCTGTTAAACCAAATTCGGATTGTAATTTAGATAATTTACCTAAATACTTTCCTTGCTTACCACTTAGATTTTCATTCTTTGGTATTGATGTTACTGGCGGGCCTTGAATTGTATATTTAGATTGTACATCTGCGTTTACTTGCTTAATCATTCCTGCTAATTGAGATGCTGCTCCCTGATTTGCTCCAATAGCAGAACCTTTCTCATCATAACAAGTTGTATTATGAAATACTAAAAGAGCTTGTCCATAAGGTATAACATTTACTGAAGTTGGCCATATTACTTCTAAATTCATAAAACTCCTACCAGCATTAAAGATTTTCTTTCTTTGAGCTTCTGATAATGAACTGATTGCTGCGGTTAAATCTCTCATTGCGAAATTATATGCATCAGTCAATGCACCTCTACCGCCAAACTTAGATGCTACATCAGCTATTCCCATTGCACCTGCTCCGGCATTTTGTAAATGTGATTTGTTACGAGCTGCAATCAATCTACCATTTTTCCAGCTGATTGCTAATGCTTGTCCATCGGTTTTTTCTCTTACTACTCCCAAATCACCATTAAGTGCTTTTGAAATAATATTCTTTAAATCACCAAAAGTTAAATCCATATCATCAAATGGATGGCTCATATGACCATATGCCCCACCTTCGAATAATAATGATTCGTTAAGAGTTTTTTTTTCTACAAACTCATGTAATCCTAATTTATCAGTATAATCTGATATATCGTTATAACCACTATATCTTAATTCTCTTGCAACATCACTTTTAGTTGCTCGGGGGTTAGCACACACCGCTGCTCCTATTTTCTTTCTACCAAATGAACCTGCTTTATCCCATAATTTCATAATTGCTTTGTAATGCCAATCGGTAGTACTTACTTCATCGGTTGCTTTAAAAATGTTTTGCCCCTTATCTCCCAATCTAAATGTTGTTGCCTTTTTACCATTAATTGTTGGCATACCGTGGTCATCTTTTCCGAAATCTTTAACAACAACTTTTTTGTTTTTAAATTTTCCCATCAAAACAGTATCACCCTTATCAACATCTATATTGATATCTTCGGTATAAATTTGTTTATTGATTCTACCATATTCTCTCATCAATATTCCGGCTACCGCATGTGCATTGTTCTCAATCGGAGAACCATCATTGCCATCGGATTCATTTCTCACCAATCCCATCTCATCTTGCTTTCTATGAACCATTTCATGTGCAATAGTTCTAAGAATATCCGCACCTAATCTTCCTTCGATTGCTACATATATTTCTTTGGTTTGTGGATTATAACCACCTAATGAAGTTTTTGTTTCTGCAAATTCTCCACCACCAATTAAATTTACTTTTGGTTGTTCTTGTAATTTTAATCGGCCGCTTGCCCATTCTACAAAGTGTTGAATAGATTTTTGTTTTGTTTCTGAAATATTTTCTTTTAATAAATCTTCTAAATCTTTCTTAGGTTTATTTTCACTATATCTTTTTACAGAATCTAACATTTGCTGATTAGACATCTGATATGTAGACATCTTTTCTAATGTTTTAGATACGACTTTATCTACAAATTTTGCACCACTATCATCTCCTTCACCTTCTAACAAACTTCCGACTACGCCAACTGCCGCGGTTGCTCCGGCGGCATGTACTCCACCCAATCCCATTGTTTCAAAAAATGAGTGTTTGACTAAATCTTTACCGAGATGTGCAGCAAAGCCAGTTGCTCCGTGATGTGCTAATCCCGTAACACCATGAACTGCTCCATGCCCAATTGCCGAACCTATTCCGTGTGCACCCGCTGCTTTAGCAGCTGCGATACCACCACCAATTGCTCCACCAATTGCAGCTGCCCCAATCATAGATGCTCCCAATAACAATACATCTTTACCTAAGTGTTTAAGTGCATGCTTTTGTTTGTGGTGTTCATCTTTACTATATTCGTATTTACCCGTTTCTTCGTTTTTCTTATAACCCAATTTACCACCAGAATTATATAATGATTTAACACTATCAACACTTCCGGTAACCATTTCTTTTTTCTCATGTGCCCAATGTTTTGCACCATCCCATAATCCTTCTCCTTTTTTCTTAAACCAATCACCAATGTTTTTGGCAGTTGATTTTCTACTCTCAGAATTAGGGTCATTCATTTCTTTTGCAGCCGTTTGGTCTTCTTTTGATAACTTAGCAAGTTCTTTATCCAATTGTTGCTTTGTTTCTTTTTCCCTTGGGTCTACCGGTGGTTTCTCAGCTGATGATTTTAGTTCAGCTCCACTTAATTTATTTGGTGGCGGTGCCTCTGCCGTAGGTGCTTCTCCACCTTTAGCTTTATCAGCTTTACCCTGTGTAGTTTGGTCTTTCTTAACAGGTTGACCAGGTTCAGCCGGCTTTGCAGATTGTGCTGCTGCTTTTCCAGGTTCTTCTTTTTTCTTTGGTTCGTTTGCGGGAGCATCTTCTGGTCCTGCTATTTTT